GGCGGTGCAATTGCGTGGTTTGCAGAGAAGTTTCTGTTGAAGTGAAGCCGTATGCCAAGCACAAGCAAGAAACAACACAATTTCATGGAAGCGGTGGCACATAGTCCATCGTTCGCCAAGAAAGCCGGAGTCCCACAATCGGTGGGCAAAGATTTTTCAAACGCGGACAAGGGCCGCAAATTTTCAAAAGGTGGTGAAACCATGGCTACAGAGAAGAAAGTTGCTACTACCCCTATGGGTAAAGTTAAAACCGCTGCGCCTAGCCGCGACGGTATTGCAGAGCGCGGTCGTACCAAGGGTAAAAACTTGGGCGATAAAGGTCGCGAAGTTGGTATCATGTCTGGCGCACGCCACGGCAAAAAATAAGGAGTCTTATCATGGCTAAATTTATGGATGAAAAAACCACTGAGCCACGTCACTTGGTGGAAGACACTGAAGCACGGTTTGGCGGCGATGGTTTTGAGCATGAGCAGAAAAAAGTTGCTCGCATGTACAAAGAGCCAGAGCACAAAATGCACCACGAGCACGTTAAAGCGATGTGCGGTGGCGGCATGACTAAGCGCAAGTAAGGATTCATTATGAGTATGCTGGATAGATTGCTTGGCAAATCCGAAGCCGGCGCTGGCCGTGGTGTTGTCAATCCCAAAACGGTTGCTGAGATGGCGGATGAAAAGCGCAGTCCAGCAGAACGTGAAGCTCGTCAAATGATGAAAGACCGAGCAGAAGCGCAAGCGGCTGAAGCAAGCTACAACCGAGCCATGCCTCAACCTTATTCCAAAGGTGGCAAAGTTGGTTCTGCATCTAAACGTGCAGACGGCATTGCTGAGCGCGGCAAGACTCGCGGAAAGATGTGCTGACATGATGGCCTCTCGCGGCATGGGGGACATCGCCCCCTCTAAGATGCCCAAGGGCGTTAAAAAAGCCCGCAGGGATGATACTGACTTCACCCAGTACGCTGAAGGCGGAAAGGTGGGTTTGTACGCCAACATTAACGCTAAGCGTCAACGGATTGCGCATGGATCTAAAGAGCATATGCGCAAGCCCGGCCAGAAAGGTGCTCCTACCGATCAGGCTTTTATTGAGTCTGCTAAAACTGCAAGGAAATAATCATGGCTGAAAAATGGATACAAAAGGCAATCTCAAAGCCTGGGGCATTGCGCAAAGAACTTGGTGCCAAGAAGGGCGAACCTATCCCTGCTAAAAAGCTCGCGGCTGCCGCAAAGAAGCCCGGTAAAATGGGGCAACGCGCACGCTTGGCTGAAACCCTCAAAGGTATGAAATGACCACTACCGGCTCCACCCTCTTCAACATGGATTTCACGGAGATAGCCGAGGAAGCATGGGAGCGTGCGGGCCGGGAGATGCGTTCGGGTTATGACTTGCGGACAGCCCGCCGGTCGATGAACCTGATGACGATTGAATGGCAGTCCAAGGGGATTAACATGTGGACTATGGAGCAGGGGTTCATTAATTTGACTCCTGGTTTGGCCACATATGCGCTGCCAACAGATACGATTGACTTGCTGGAGCAGGTGATCCGCACAGGGTCTAATACCGCCTCCACACAAGCTGACTTGACGATTACGCGCATTAGCGTTTCTACCTATGCAACGATACCAAACAAGTTACAACAGGCAAGACCGATTCAAGTGTGGGTTCAGCGGTTATCTGGTGAAGTCAATCCTACAAGCTCTACACTTGCGGCCTCTATCTCCTCCACGGACACCACGATCACGCTTGACACGGTGGTTGGACTAGCGGGATCAGGCTTTATTCGGCTTGAGACTGAAGATATTTATTACACGTACATCACCGGCAATACGCTTGGTGGCGTATTCCGTGGCCAAAATAATTCGGTTGCAGTGGCGCATACCGCCCCAACTGCGGTGTTTGTTCCCCAGCTTCCAGCCGTGACTGTGTGGCCAACGCCTGACAACTCAACGCCCTACCAGTTTGTATACTGGAGATTGCGCCGTGTCCAAGATGCAGGAAATGGTATTGAAACCGCAGACATGAACTTCCGTTTCTTGCCTGCTTTGGCTGCCGGGTTGGCGTATCACATTGCCGTCAAAACTCCCGAACTGATGGACCGTGTACAGATGCTCAAACAAATGTACGATGAGACTTTTGAAATTGCTGCCGGTGAAGACCGTGAAAAAGCAGCAGTGCGGTTCGTCCCACGCCAGATGTTCATTGGTGGGGGTATGTAATGGGTAACCGCTTCGCATCCGGCAAGATAGCGATTGCGGAGTGTGATCGCTGCGGCCAACAGTACAAATTAAAGAAGCTCAAGACTGAGATCATTAAGCAGCGCAAGTATCAGTTGCTGGTTTGTGACGAATGTTGGGACCCGGATCAGCCGCAGTTGATGCTGGGTACGTTTCCTGTGGATGACCCCCAGGCTTTGCGTAACCCTCGTCGTGATACGACGTACGTGACATCGGGGGTTAATTCGTCTGGCAACTTGTCCGGTGGCTCCCGGGATATCCAATGGGGCTGGTTGCCTGTAGGCGGCAGTAAATTTTTTGATGCGTCGTTAACGCCCAACTACTTGGTGGCAACGACATTTGTTGGTACAGTAACGGTAAATTAAGGAGCTAGAAATGGCCAAGATGGAATCTGCAAAAGCAGACAAAAAACAAGATGTTGCTTTGATTAAAAAAGCGTTCAAAGAACATGATGCTCAAGAGCACAAAGGCGGTAAAGGCACGACCTTGAAGCTGAAAAAAGGTGGGCCCACCGGCATGGATATGCGCAAAATGGGTCGCAACTTGGCTCGCGCAATGAACCAAAAATCTGGGAGCAAATAATGGCCACCATGGTTAAACCCACTAAGAAAGATAGCCCTGCCGTCAAGGTTGGTGCTAACCGCGATAATAAGCCTGCGGACTCGTATGCTGGCCGCTACAAAGAAGCTGCTCCAGCTTTGGCTGCTCGCCCCAACAAAAGCAAGTTGGATCAGTACGATGTGAGCATCGGCGCAATCAGCAAGTCTGCTGGTGACGAGCCTGAGAAAACCAGCGGCATTAAAGTGCGCGGTACTGGCGCAGCAACTAAAGGCTTGATGGCCAGAGGCCCAATGGCATGACATACACCGATCTCGTTACGATGGTGAGTGATTACTGTGAGAACACGTTTCCCACGGTAGACATGAACACGTTTATTCAGCAAGCTGAGCAGCGCATCTATAACACTGTTCAGTTGGCAGAGTTGCGTAAAAACGTAACGGGCACGTTGACGGCAAACAATAAATATTTGGCTTGCCCTGCTGACTTTTTGTCGGCTTACTCCTTGGCCATCTACCCCATCGCTGGCGGCGACTACTTGTATCTGTTGAACAAAGATGTGAACTTTATGCGTGAAGCATATCCAAATCCATCAACGACAGGTAAGCCCAAGCACTATGCCATCTTTGGTCCGCAAGTTACCGGAAGCACAATTGGTACTTCGTTGTCGTTTATCGTGGGCCCAACTCCTGATACCCAGTACGGCGCAGAACTGCACTACTACTATTACCCAGAATCAATCGTGACTGCAGGTACAACCTGGTTGGGTAATAACTTTGATTCCGCTTTGCTGTACGGCACGATGTGCGAGGCTATTACCTACATCAAAGGTGAGCCTGATATGGTCAAGTTGTACCAAGACCGGTACGTGCAAGCCATGGCACTGCTTAAGAACTTGGGCGATGGAAAACAGCGGGCCGATGCATATCGTGACGGGCAAGTTAGGGTTTCTGTTTCATGAGCTCCATCGCCCAAACCCAGACCACCAGCTTCAAAAAAGAGCTGTATCAAGGCATTCACGACTTGTCCACCGACACGATCAAGATTGCCTTGTATACCGCTGCCGCAGATTTGAACGCAGCCACTACGGCTTATTCAAGCGCCAACGAAGTCGTGGCATCAGGCTACACAGCAGGCGGTCAGGTGATGACGGGCGTGTCCATCAATAGCGATGGCTATACAGCTTATGTTAACTGGAACAATGTGAGCTGGTCTACGAGCGTAACAGCCAGATGTGCTCTGCTGTACAACGCTTCCAAAAGCAACAAGTCTGTAGCCGTGCTGGACTTTGGCGCGGACAAAACTTCAAACGGTACATTTCTTATCACGATGCCAGCCAACACTGCAACGGCTGCGCTAATCAGGAGCTCAAATTGATTGTTACCACCACCTACGGCGACATGGATGACTCTTTGCTGGAGCGCAAAGATGGCACGTTTGAAGACGACAATGAGTTGACCACTTGGGTAGAATACTGGAAAGGTGATGAGCTGGTTCACCGCTC